CTGCCTCAAAGGGGAAAGTCAGAGCCGAACCCATACCCGCGAACTTGGCTAGGCGTACAACGCCATGGCCTCGTACATCAGCCTTCCGGGACCTGGATGCATCAACGGCCTCACGCAAATGAGGATAGTTGCGCACCATGTCCCTAATGAGCTGATTCGAAACACGATCGGAAGCTTCGCTAAGATCTAGCGTAGCAAGGTCCCCTGATCGGGATCCCTCCTCAGCCAAACGCTGATTAGGCGTCTGATCATCGGTACCGATAGTATCTCTCAGGTAGTCATTCTGAGAAATACCTCGCACGATCAACGATCGTACCGCTTGCTGTGCATACTGCATAGCAGTTGGTTCCATCGTAATGATCCGCGGTGTTTTGAGCGTCTTAGGAACCGTGATTACCTTAGCGGGAATCTCGGCTCCGGGTTCGAGGAAGTCTACCTCGTCCAACTGGTCGTAGTATCTCCAGTTGGGGAGACACATCTCGCCATACGGCAAGATGTTCTCTAACCGAGCAGTCCAGACTCGCAAATCGAACTTCTGGTTTCCCAAAAGGCGATCAGCAGTTGAGCCTGGACCGTGCTTGGGCAACATGTCCGACGGATACCCGTCCCTGAACTTGCGGATTTCTTGATCCGCATATCCAAGGAGAGAGGTATTCCCTCGCCATGCTGTTCCAAACAGAAGGTCTGAAACTCTACGGAAGTCGGCTTGCAGAAGCGAGCCTTCGTACGTAGAGTCCCATTCCTTGACTTCCTTCTCACACTCGATAAAGCCATTCATGGCTCGACGTTCCCGATCTTGCGAAACGGGCATGTCGATCTTGCCAAACATCAGCGTGAGCTGACGGACGGCAAGAATTGCGTCCACGTTTGGATCATCGAGTAGCACACCACTAGTCCGGTCAAAAATAAGACCAAGGAAACCTCCGAGGAATCGGGGGAGCCCTTCTTTTCGCCTAAATCCTGCGAAAAGACGTCGGTCCGCCAACCCTAGGTCAAGACTTCTCTCGAAGTCTTTCCCAAAGGCTGGGAGGGTAATCGCGAGAAACGAAAACCCCTCATTTTTGACACGCATCGCGACGGTTTCAATGTCGCGGTGGGCGCTAGTGCAACACCGACTTGCGCTCTCTAGCGCAAGCCTATTCCAGAGCGTAATTAGGCTTTTCAGAAGCCCTCCTTATCTAGAGGTTGTCTTCTCCTTAGCCAATTCGCAGCTGACT